CGAGCAGACCAAACGCAAAGACGAAGCCTGCAAAGACCCCGTGGACGTGTGGCGCTACTTCTGCCTCGCCGGGCCGGAGCATGTGCCGCCCGCAGGTTTGGAGATCGTCAGGGGCGGGAGTTATTGAGACAATCAGACCACCAAACAAACAGCACTACCTATGAAACCAACAGTCGAAATTGTTACTGCAACAAAACAACTTATCAAAGAGCTTCGCGCCCTTGATACCCACAACCGAAACAAGAAGAAAACGCATGTGGACTATTTGCGCAAAGAGATACGAGAAGGTAGGTGGACGCTCACCAATCAAGGCGTTGGCGTCAGTGCCTCAAATTATATTGTTGATGGTGGGCACCGTTTGATGGCAATTGAATTGGAAGGGTGCCCGCCCGTGCAATTTATTCTGGCTCGCGGACTGCCTGACTGTTCGCAGAAATACGTCGATCAACATGCCAAGCGCAGTATGGCTGATACACTGACGCTGTTCTTTGACGCAACTATTTCCAATCAAGTTATTGGTGCCTTAAACACCATTCTGCGCGTCGAAAACGCATGGAATATTGGTAAGTTTTCCCCAGACGTTTTGATTGCCAAATTTGAAGAAAATGAATCGTCAATCAAACAAGTGCTGTCAGTAGAGAAATCCAAATCACTAGCCGCTTCGACTTTGGCTGCTTTGATCATGACGCATCATCGAACGCAAGATGAACGTGTGCTGCAATTCGCGCAGCAAGTCACTTGTGGAGAAATGCTTCAAACGGGTGATCCGGCTTTAACCCTCAGAAACTGGTTAGCTGCAAACACGGGCGGCGGAAGTGTGCAGCAAAATGAGCGTTATCTTAAAACCAGATCAGCGCTTGAGGCATTTCTCGAAGGTCGGCGCTTAACGAAACTGTATGCGCGCTCCATGTAACAACCCTTCATCACGCCATGACCACCACCCCAAAACCCACTGCACCCGCCAAACCGGCCAGCAAGCCCGCGTTGAAAACCTTGATCACCTGGGCGGAGGTGATGGCGCATGCGCGGCGGGCTCGGATTGGCGAGCACACGGCGCGGAAGATCATCTGCCGGCAGGACAGCCCGGCCAGAATCCTCTTGCCAACCATGACGGCTTACCGCTATGATGAGGCCGTTGTGCTGCGGGAGTTTGGGCTGCTTTGATCCATTCCTGCCCGCACGGCCATGCTCACTTCCGACCTCGAAACCGGCGAAACCTACGTCGTCGCCTCCGATGAAACGCTCGATCCCACTTGGGTGATCGACGAGATGACGCTTTCGCTCACCGATTTGGGGCCGTGGATTCAGGACATGCAGGACCATGAGCGCACCGCGCTGGCTGTTTGGGCCGGGCAGTCGCAGGATGGCCGCAAGCATGCTGCGAACTACGGCAAGAAGGTGTTCCCATTCGAGGGCTCCGCCGATTCCCGCGTGCATCTGGCAGGCGAAGCCATCGACCAGCTCACCATGCTGGAGATGTTGGCGATCGAGAGCGCCAAGGTGCAGGTGATCGCCATGGAGGCCAGCGATGCGGGCGCGTCCAAGAAGGTCGAGACGCTGATGAAATACGAAACGCGGCAACGCCTGCGGGCCGAGCTGTGGCGCGAGCGCAATTTCGCCCGGCAGATCAAGCACACCTGGGGCCATGCCGTGATGCACGTCGGCTGGGAGCAGCGCATGGGCACGGCGCAGGTCACGCTTAGCATTGAGGATCTGGTGCAAGATCACACGCAAACCAAACTCGCCGAGGCCCGCCTGCAAGCCGCCGAGGCAGGCATGCAGCCCATCGACGCCGATGGCGAACTGCTCACGCCTGAGCAGCAGCTCGCCATCGCCGATGCTGCCGAGGCCGAGCTGAACGACTTCCTGCGGGCGGAAGATGTCGCGCCCATCGTCGCGATGATCCGCCGCCGTCACCCGCTGCTCTCGCCCGTGCGGGCGCGGCGTGTGGCGCGTGAATTGCGCACCGAGGACAGCGTGACCTTCACCGCGCCGTATCGCAAACCGGGCAAACCCTGCGTCCGCGCCTACCTGCCCGGCATTGATGTGTTTTACCCGCACTGGTGCGGCCAGGTGGACCGCGCTCCGTGGGTGGCGCACGTCGAGCAATACACCGAACCTGAGATCAAAGCCAAAGCCAAGACCGACGGCTGGAACGAGGAAGCCATTGACGCCCTGCTGGACATGGGACCGAAACCCGTTGTCGATACCTCCGCTGTGCTTAACACGACCGCTGCCAGTGTCGAGCGCATCCTGAACGAGCCCGCCCGCGACACCTTCACCGCCCGCTATCGCAACCGCGAGCAGACCTGGTATGAGGTGCTTCGCATCACCGTGCAGACCGTCGATGAGGAAGGCTATCCTGCCGTGCAAGAGCTGATCTTGCATCCGTCATTGGTCGGCAAGGATCGCCGCAAAGCGGACAAGGAACTCGTGTTCGTCAACCGCTTGCTGGATTACTACTTTGACGGCGGCTGCTACGTCGATCTGCGTCGTGAATACAAGGCACGTCCGCTGTTTGAGAGCCGCGGCGTGCCGGAAATGGTTGGCACGCATCAATACCTGCTCAAGAGCACGCGCGATGCCAGCATGGACCGCACGAGCTTTGCCACCATGCCCATCGTGAAGGTCACCGGCCGCCGTGCTGGCAGTGGTGCCCGCTGGGACTATGAGCCCGGCACGAAGCTGCCCGTCGAGTCTGGCGGCGATGCCGACTACATGCGCCCGCCTCCCTTGGATCAAGGCACGATCCTCGATGCCAACGAGATCCGCAAGGACGTGGCCAATCTGCTCGGCCTGCATCATCGCGAGATCGACGTGGCGAAGGTGCAGATGCACCAGCAATGGATCGTCGCCGGAGCCCTCATGGAGGAGCGCGAGATCCTGCGCCGCATCCTTGCGCTCGATCAGCAGTTCATGGACCCGCTCTATGTCAGCCGGGTGCTCGGCAATGGCCCGCAGCCTTTTCAGGTCACCCGCGAGGAGATCGCAGGCAGCTTTGATTTCGTGCTGGAGTTCGACGTGAAGAGCCTCGACATGGAGTATCTGCAAAAGCGCTGGTCCGCTCTCAAAGATGCCTTCAGCATCCCCGGCGTCGCCGGACAGGTGCCCACAGTGCCCGTCGTGTCGTGGCTGCTCAACAACATTGATCCCGGCCTGGCCGATCTGGTCACCGGCAGCCTCAGCGAGCGCAATGCTGCCGAGGCTGAAGAGGAAAAAGCCGCCATCGCCATGCTGCTGACTGGCGTCGAGCCCACCGTCACCGAGAGCATGGATGCCGCCACCCGTTTGCAGGTGGATCAAGAGCAGATGCAGAAGAACCCCGCCGTGGCCCAGGCCTACGCCGCCGGTGGCATGTTCACCGAGATGCTCAACCGTCGCATGGCCGCTTTCCAGTTTGCCGTGCAGCAGCGCACGGAAAATGCGCAGGTGGGGCGCACCGGTTTCAAACCTGTTGTTGAATAATTGATCTCATGCCACGCCCAGCCAAACGCCTGCTCATTGAAACCTGCATGGAGGCCGGTCCTTTGACCGAAGGCCAGATTGCGGATGCACTCGAAGCCACGCATGACACGCGGGAGATGCGGGCCGTGATGAGCTTGCTGGAATGCTTCATCGGCGAAGCGCATGCGGAGATGACCGTGCGCAATCAAGAGCCGCGCATCCGCGATGAGGCCAGCGGCGCGGCACGATACCTAAAGGACTTGCGAGCGGACATCATTCGGTTGACGGCGCGGACGATGCCGCAGGCCAAAGCGGAAAACTGAACCGCAAACGACCGCAAAGCATGGCAAACGGTGGCAAACGAGGGCAAACCGGGAGCGCGTGAGATTGTCGGCAGGCTGCCGGTGTGATGCAGTGGCGGCGTGCGCAGGGCGCACGTCTTATGTTCATCTCAACTCATGCGGTTCCAAACGCACCGGCTGCCCGCTCGGCAGGTGGTGATGTCGCCTCCGCAGGCGGCACGGGCTCGAACGCACCCGTAGAAGCTGGCGTTCAGGGCGGTCCTGGCGGATCTCCGTTGTCCATTTTTGAGTCTCTTGCCGGCCACACGGTTGCCGAGCAGTTGGCCGCGATGGGTGCAGCGGAAGGAGTCAAGACAGAGCCGGTGAAGGCCAAGGCCAAAAGCCAGCCGACACAAGCCGCCGCAAAACCGAAGTCTCCACCTGTCACCTCGACAGCCGACGATGACGACGACGCGGGAACCGATGACGCCGATGAGTCCAACAACACGGACGGGACCAATCAGGACCGCGATGCGATCCTGCCCGACGATGAGGATGAGTCTGCCGAGGTGACCGCCGAGGACGAATCGGATGCTGACGAATCCAACGACGATGCGGACGACGGGGAAGCAGGCGACAATGACGACGCTCCCGAGGACACGAAGGAAGCCGCCGCCAAGCTCAAGGCACTGGAAAAGGACAATTTCAAGACGCGGGCCAAAAACCGCGAACTGCGCGAGCAGCTTGAGAAAATCCAAACCCGTGTGCAGGAGATGGAAAGCCAGGGCACCACAGCAGGCACGCCGCTCTACGGCATGCCGGAAGGATTCGAGGCCGTGAAAACGGAGCAGGATCTGACCCAGCTCGAAGCGCAATGGCAGGCAGCCAAAGAGTGGGCCGAGGATCACGAGCAGGAAGGCTACACCGGCAAGGACGCACAAGGCAACGAGGTGGAATACACCCCGCAGCAGGTGCGCCAATACCGCCGCCAGATGGAGAAAGCACTGAAGCAGGCCGACAAAGCCCGCAGCGTGCTGAAGGACCGCCTGGCCAAGGAGTCCGATGCCAAGGCCATCGCCAGCAGGAAGTATCCCTTCGTGCTCGATGCCACCAGCAGCCGCCATGCCCTCGTGAAAGAGATCGAGTCCGAGCATCCCGAGATCAGCCTGAGCCCGCAGCGCGCCCTTCTTCTGGGCCGCCTCGCCGTGGCGAAGCTGCTCGAAAGCGGTGCTTATGAACTCGTGAAGAAAGGCAGCAGCAAACCCGCCGCCGCCAGCGTCGCCAAGAAAGTCGCCCCGCCTGCTCCCCCGCCGCCTGCTCGCCGCCAGGCATCTGCCTCTGACGCCTCCGCACCCTTTGCCAGTCTCGCCATGAGCCTCGCGCAAAACACGGTCGCCAGTCTGAAGCATGCCGCCTGACCTGTGAGACCCGGACCTTTTGCGGAAAACCTGAACCTCAAACTTCACCTTTTCCAAGATCATGCCCGCCACCTTTGAACGCACCCAAGTGGGACGCCGCGAAGACCTCGCCGACGCCATCTACAACATCGACGCGAAGGACTATCCTTTGCTCTCCGCCATCCCGAAAGGGAAAGCCGCCGTCAAGACCCGCTTTGACTGGCAGGCCGACAGCTATGCCACCCCGAGCACCGACGGCGTTGTCGATGGTGCCGACGTGAGCACCTACGAAGACGCCGCCGAAAATCGCGGCCTGCTCTCCAACTACGTCCAGAAGGTGCGCCGCACCCCGATGGTCACGGAGATGGCGCAGGACGTGTCCGACGTGGCCGGCCTCGCATCCGAAATGGC